GTGGAACCGCCAAAAAGCCCTACTAAGTTATTGATATCATTGAGCTATTTAGAGCATTTAGGGGGTAGAATAGTTTTCTCACTCAGAGTTCCACACAACCTCACAGGTTGTAGCCACTTCGGACCTATCTACCCATACCACTCACAGGTTGTAGTGAGCCAGTGCCAAGTTGTGGTGTCAAATAGTATAGTGATATCAATGAGTTAACCAATGCATCAAGCCTATGATGAGCAGCACTAGCACAATAAAAGAGGCTAGATTAATGAGCAATTCCAATACCTTAGTCAACGCCTCGCATGGTAGGGGTGCTTAGGGTCAGTAGGAATACCATCCTCACCTATGTCTGACCTGAAACCCCTATTCTCCTGGAATTTCTTCCCGCTCTCATGGCAATTCCGACATAGGCTTTGCAGCCTACCCATCCAAAATGAATTCCAGTCTCCCTTGTGGGGGTCGACGTGATCAGCGATCACAGCTCGCACGACCAAACCCTTCTGAAGGCAGAAGGCGCAGAGCGGATGCATCCGCATTTGGAATTTTTGCTTGTTCTTCCAGCGTCCGAGTCCGTACCAGGCGCGAGGATCGCTCGAGCTGTCGGTCACATGTTGACCCCGTGATGTAAGGATTTTTTGGCGAGCTCCGCAGATTCGACGGGACATAAAGTCCCTAAATCGATCAGGCTAGAAGCTCCGAGCTCTTGAACGAATAAGCTTTTTCCTGTTTTCGCGCAAGCTATCTGTGGTGCGTTGCTCGAGCTCCGTCACCAAATCTTGCGTGTCGATCGTGATCCGCACTTGAGTGCCGAGCATCTCGATCAGCACCAGCTCACGGTTTTTCGCGCTCATGCCGGCATGGATCACCACCCGATGAGTGAGCGATCCCTTCGTGATCACCAGGCGCTGACCCTCTAAAAACCGCGGAGGAGCTGGGAGCTGCACCAAACCGCCAGCCTCTTTCGAACGCCAGAACTCGACCGCCGCATGAGGCAATAACGCGGGGTTGTCGCCGTTCATCAGGATCGATCGAACGCCGATCGCATTCCTGATCGAGCTCCAGAACGCCGTCGCGCGACAGAACAGGTAGCCAGGAAAAAGCGGTTTGACCTTGCCAGTCGGCGCCTTGAACCTGGGAAAATACGGATCGTAGTCGGCCAGGCGATCGGCCGCCGTCGTCTCCCGTTGCGGGTTAGTCTGAACGACGAACCAGTCGTGTTTCATGCCGGCGATCTCCAATTTCCAGACGGAGAGCAAACGAGTGCCGATTTTGCTCTCCAATTTGCTCCCACCTTAGAAAACACAAGGGAAATTCCGATTTTGGAGAGCAAAATAATTTTGGCCTCTTTGGGGCGTTGCTGAAGCATAGACGGAACGTGAATGCGATTCAGATTTCGCCATGAATGATAAACTCAGCATATTTGCTCTCTTGCTCTCCAACGTGAGTTAACGTTTTGAATTTTAACGAGAAATTCTGGAGAGCAAAATTGGAGAGCAAAATTTCTAACTAAAATTTTGCTCTCCATTGCTAATCAGAATAGCGATGCACCTCCACCGGCCTTCAGTCGAATGCCAGTCAGAGCAGCGATGCGCCTCTTTTGTTCTCCATCGATGACCGCATCCATCCTTGCACCGCTCTTGGCGCCCGCCAGTTTCACCAGCCAGACTGAGAGCGACCGATCGGTGTGCGGCTCCACTCCGCTCGCTTCGGCGTAGTGCGTCCAGGCCGCGTAAAACTCCGCAAGGGGCGTCGCCGTCAGGTCGTCGGCCTTGGTCCGCTCGATGTGATCCGCGATGAACCGCATGCGGATGTCGTGCTTGTTGAGGTAGGCGTCGGTCTCAGCCTTCACCCGCTTCGGCTCGATCAGGCCGTTCTTCTTTGCCGAGAGCAGACCATTGACCGCCCACCGCAGAATGCCTGGGCCTTCCTCGATCAGCTTTTTCGATAGCTCCAGGTCCATCAGGCCTTCGGCCTCAAAGTCGCGATCGAATGGGATGATGCGGATTCGAGATCGGATCGCGGTGTCGACGTTGTGGAATTTCGGCTTGTTGTTGCCGAGCAGCGTCAGCGACCAGGTGCGATCGAAGGTCTCGAAATTCTGGTGCATGCCGCGGGCTTGCTGCGTGCCGTCGCCGGTCAACCCCTTGATCCTCTGCGTGTCCCAGGATGCGCCGTCCGGCACCTCCGAAGCCGTGACCATCCTCTTGCCCTTCAGCGCCCAGACATCCGCAGGATGATCGCTCCCGTATTTTTTGGCGACGAACGTCTCGAACCTGATCGACAGCGAGTAGCCGCCTGGTGCGCCGCCGGTGATGGCGACCAGGGTGTCCGCGTAGACGTTCTTGCCGTTGCGGCCGGCGCCATGCAGAAACATCAGCATCTGATGCGAGGGATCACCGCACAGGCTTACGCCGGCCCATTGCTGCAAGAGCTGCCCGATCTCCCGGTCGCCCGACGTCACCTCCTCGATGAACCGTAGCCACCGCGGACATTCCTCCTTCGGCGAGGGGTCGAACTTCCAACTCAGCCTAATCCGGTCTTTCGGCCGGCCTAACCTGGCCTGGCCCGTCCGCAGATTGACCACCATCAGCGGCCCTGCGGCGAGGTACGGATCACGGTCGAAGCCGTCCTTGTACTCCAGGAGACCGCGCAGAATTTTCTCGATTGAGGAGAGATGCCGGTGCGCCTCGAGTTGCTTGCGCAGCTTGGCGCCGGCGGGCGTCCTGGGGATCGGAATGCCCTGGACGAACGTGCCGACGATCATCGTCTCGATCCTGGCGCCCGTCTCGCCCGTCCACCTGGGCGCCTCAAAACGCAGCCACTGCTTTTCCGCCGGCACATAGCAGAGCCGGTCTCCGTAGAGGCCGGCGATCGCCCTGGCGATCGCGATCTCCGTCAGGGCATCGGCTGCCGCCTGACCGATCGCCGCCGTAAAGCGATCGGCGAAGGGCGTGCTCTGCTCGTCATCGATCGCCTTGTCGCCATCCGGCGGCAGATCGATGAACATCTCAATATCGATCAGGCCTTTGATGCTCTTCTCGAGACCATCCCCAGGCACCGGCCTCTCGGCTACCGGCCGGTGCGTCTGGTCGTTGGCGTGATCATGCACCGTGATGTGACCAGTCGCCCTGTCGCCGCTCCAACCAACCTGGCACCGATCCATTCGGGTGCCGCCTTCGCCGGTGAACGAGCCTGAGCAGCGCAGCCGAAGCCCGAGCGCCTCATTTTGCCAGTACAGCTCGATCAACTCACCGAGTGTTACATCGCTGAAATCATCGCCGTCGAACCTCTTGCTGTCATCCAGGTCGTAGACATCCTCGAGCTTGATCAGGCCGCTCTTGTAGCCCTTCAACGGCATCAGGCCTTGAGCTGCGAAGATGCGATCGGCTTCCGCGCAGATCGCGAGCGCCTGGTCTTGGCTCAGGATCGGCAGATCACCGAGCGGCGTATCCGCCGGCGATGGCCCGCGCCACTCGTAGCGGACCAGAACTTTGCCGGTCTCATCGTCCACCGTGTGAGGCCCGAAGGCGCCAACCTGGCGCGCGACCTTGCCCTCATGATTGCGCTCGCTAGAGAACACCTCGATCTGGAACGTCGGCGCATCCACATCCTCAGGGTTGGTCGACCACTTCTGAGACCGAATCGTAAACGGAGGAGAAACGCCGCGCCGGCAGAACAGCATGAACTTCGGCGAGCCATCGTCCCGGCCACGCTCCAGGGCGCCGCGGGCCTCGCCGAGCTGCGGCGCGATCACCGATATGGCGAGCCGCACGGCGAGCGCCATCTGAGCATCAGGCACGTCGACGTCGAGCCCGAGCAGCTCACCCACGACCTGGGCGCCGGTCGCCGCATGCAACGCCAGGCTGGCTCGATCGTTGAGCCAGGCCCTGACCTCGGCCGCATCAGGATCGAGCGAATTCCAGCCGGTGTAGAGCGTCCTCTTGTCCCGACATGGAATCGGGACGTAGCCATTGGCCAGAACCTTCAGCCGCAGCGCCGTGATCGATGCCGCCTCACCTGGTGCGAGCGCGACCCGGGTTAATTTCTTGACTTCGCGGAGCAACTTCCGTCGTTGCGTCGACTTATTTGGTGGGTTATTGCTGCTCGTCACGCCAGGTTCCTTGAGGTTTGGAGATCGCGGGGAAATCTTGGATGTTGAGAGAGGCCGCCGGTCTCATGGCCGGCGGCCATTTTTTCTACGCTCGATTGTCATACTCGTCCATGAGCTGGAGCACTTCAGCCCTGGTCCGACAAACACGCACATTGGCGCCGATCGCGGCATACTCATCGAGCCGCCTTCGTTGATGCGGCGAGAGCCGTCCTCCCTTCGGTTTCTTCAATTCGACCAGTGCGATCCAGCCGATCGGCAGCGCGATCAGCCGGTCGAAAAAGCCGCGCGTTCCGATCGTGCGGACCTTCTCGCACTTTCCGCCTCGGCGTGCGACTTCCTCCACAAGGAATTTTTCCACAGCCGATTCGAGCATTGCGAATAACCCACCGTCGCGTTACTTGCTAATCATATTGTCACTACTAACCAGAGGAACGCAGAATGTCCGCGCATTCGAACGTCGTCGGCGGCTCGAGCGCCGCCCGCTTTCTTGGCTGCCCAGGGTCGAGAGCTATCATTGATTCGCTGCCTGACGCCGTCGACCAGCCGTCGATCTACGCGACGGAAGGCACGGCCCTGCACCAGGTCATCGCCGAGCTGCTGCTAAACGCGAAGTCGCTCCCGGAGGATTATCTCGACAAGGAGATCGTCGTGAAGGACGAGGGCACCGTCATGATAACGCAGGAGCTGATCACCGACTGCATTCTGCCGGCTCTCGACTGGTTCGACAAGGCCATTCCTGATTCTGCGCACGCCGAAATCGAGGCGCGCGTCAACTTTCCCGGCATCGAAGGCGGCTTCGGAACGTGTGACCTCATTGCGCACGATCCAGGCGTCAAGACCTACGTCAACGATTGGAAATTTGGCTCAGGCGTTTCGGTCAAAGCTTCGTATCCCGATCCTGATGATCCAGAATTCGAGCTGATCAACCCGCAGCTTTTGTTCTACGCTTGCGGTGCGCGTCACACCTTCCCGCACATGTTTCCGAAGGACATCCCGATCGAGCTCTCGATCATGCAGCCGCGGGCACGCGACGGCATCACCGTCACGACAACGACCGTGACCAATGATGACCTCGACGCATTCCAGGTAGCCCTGAAGAATGCCGTTGAGCTCTCAGGGCGAGAGGGTGCGCCCATCAGAGAGGGCGACTACTGCCGGTTCGCCGTCTGCCGCACCTCATGCCCGCTGAAGTTGGCGCCGATGATCAGCTTCCGCGATCTCTACGCACAGCCTGGCGACGAAGTAGCGTTCAAGAAGATCACCGCCACTGAGGACGTGCTCGCCGACATCATGAACCTGGCCGATCGGATCGAGCCCATCATCATCGAGGCTCGCCGACAGGCACATGAGCTGCTCGAGGCCGGCGGCTCGATCCCCGGCTACAAGCTTGTGCCGAAGCGTGCGCAACGGAAATGGGCGCTCGATGAGCCGTTCATCCTGCAGGGGCTGCGGGCGCTGAAAATCAAGAAGGCCCAGGCTTACGCCTACTCGCTCAAGTCACCAGCTCAGATCGAGAAGCTCCTGCCGAAGGGCAAGGAGCTGCCGGAAAAACTGGTCTCGAAAGTCTCGAGCGGCACGACGATCGCCAAGGCCGACGACGCCAGGCCGGACGCCGAGACGATTGGGGATACCGTCGCCGAGCTCATTTCTATGCTTGACAGCTAATAATATTGGCGATCAAGTCGGGGGGCGGCACCTGGAATCCTCTAGCTGCCGAATGACCAAGATGAGGTTACGATGAAGAACGACGACGAGGCCGGCGATCAGCCGCGCGACCGCGATATCTTCGGGGAGTTGGTCCCCGCTTGGAATTCCCCAAACGCTCTCACGACTGACCTGGTCACGGGCCTGTCCAACGTCTCGATGTCGGTGGCTTCGGCCGGCGGCTCGAACAATGGCATGCCCTTCATCGGCATCAGCCGTCAGGGCATCTGGCAGTACGGTGTCGACGGCGTGAAGGTCGATCCGAAGTCTACCGTCGCCATGAATATCCGCTCGCTCCAGCATGGCTACATCGCCTGGGTCGACGGCAAGCCTCATGACGTCATGGTGCCGGCGAACCAGCCGTTGCCGGCGGCGTCATCCCTGCCGCCGGTTGGCGGCAACTGGGAGCTGGCCGTTGCGATCGAGATGATGTTCGTCTCCGGTCCCGACAAAGGCACGGCAGTCCTCTACAAGAACAACTCTCTCGGCGCCCGCAAGGCGATCAAGCAGTTGATCAAGGAAGTGACCGCTCAGGCCCAGATCGATCCGGCGAAGATACACCCGATCGCCAGGCTCGAGACCTCGAACTACGAAAGCAAGAAGTTTGGCGAGATCACCGATCCGGTGTTCAAGATCGTCGGCTTCACCGATGGCCGCGGCGATCCCGGCAAGGCGTCGACGCCTTCGCCTGCGCCGGCACCTGAGGCAGCGCAACCCGAGACCGCCGGCCGTCGCCGGCGCGTCAGCTAGGACAGGGTCAGGTCCGGCCCCTGGGCGTCAATGCCCAGGGGAATGCCGGCCTGATCCGCCTACGCGGACATGACTTTTGCGCTGGAAAAAACCATCAAGTTTGATTTCGAATCGGCGTGCGCGTTGTCGCTGCCGAAGGTCGGCACTTACGCTTATGCGGACGCCGCCAGGGCGATCATCCTCACTTACTCGATCGGCACCGGCCAGGTGCAGCTCATCCAGAAGGAAGGCCGCGGCCTGACCTGGGATGACATCCCGGCCGATCTGAAGGCCGCCGTCGCCGATCCCGAATTCAAGCTCATCGCGTGGAATAGCTCGTTCGATCGAGCGGTCTGGAATTACTCTCTGCCTGGGAGCCCCTTCCTGCCGCCAGAGCGCGTGCTGGATGCGATGGCGCAGGCGATGGCGTCCAATCTACCCCCGGCGCTCGATCGCGCCTCTGCGGCCCTCGGCGGCCCCGGCAAACAGCCCGACGGCAAGAAGCTCATTGCCATGTTCTGCGGCGCCGGCGCTAAAGACCCGAAGGACTTCCCCGACGAGTGGCGCCGCTTCTGCACCTACGCCGTCCGCGATACCGCGATCCTGGGGACGATCTGGCGTCAAACGAGACCGCTCCCTCTGCGGGAGTGGCGGGTTTACTGGGCGAACGAGGCCGCCTGCGAACGCGGGATCGGCGTCGATATTCCGTTCTGCCAGGCGGCCGACAAGCTCGCCGTCGAGGCGATCGCCAGGGCCGGCCAGGAGCTCAACCGGCTGACCAACGGCCAGATCACCTCCGTCAATCAGCACATCCGAATCGCCGAATGGGTCTACGAGCGGCTGCCTGAGGGCGAAGCGCGCGACATCATGGTGACCGCCATCCTCGAGCCGGAAGAGCGCGACGAGGACGACAACCTGATCGAGGCCCTGAACAAAATCTCGATCGCCCGCGGCATTGTCGAGCGCCTGATCGACTGGATGGATGCGACCAAGCACGACGATCCGCAGCTCAAGGCCGTGCTCGAGCTCCGGGAATTTGGCGCCTCGGCGGCGCCGAAGAAATTCGCCGCCTTCCTGGCGCAGCAATCCGCCGGCCGGCTCCGCGGTCAGATCGTGTTCAATGGTGCAGCGCAAACCGGACGCTTCAGCGGCAAGGGTGGCCAGCCGCAGAACCTGACTAGGACGCCACTAGGCGGCGACTACGGCGACTGGGAGCCGTCGACCGTCGACATGATCACCGACGGATGCACGCTCGATCAGCTCGCAGCTCACGGCGAAGGCGAGACGCCGCTGCGCAAGCTCGCGCTCGTTGTCCGGCCGGCGATCGTGGCACCTCCAGGCCGGACCCTGATCAAGGCTGACTACCGCCAGGTCGAGGCCCGCGGCTGCCCTTGGCTGTCGCGATCGAAAGAAGCGCAAGACATGCTCGACTACTTCCGAGCCGTCGACGCCGATCCATCGCTGCCGGACCTCTACGTCAAGTCGGCCGCCGGCATGCTCAAGAAGCCGACGACCGCGATCGACAAGGCTGAACGACAGCGCGGGAAAATTGCTTCGCTCGCCTGTCAATTCGGCGGCGCCCACAATGCGCTGCTCTCGATGGCCGCCAATTATCGGACCTACTTCCCGCTCGAGGAAGCCAAGAAGATTGTCGCCGAATGGCGCGAGGCCAACCCATGGGCCCCGACATTCTGGGGCCGGCACTCCAACCATGAGAGCTTCGGCCTGATGGGTGCAGCGATGCGCGCCTATCAGACTCCGAAGTCGGTTCATGCTGCCGGCCGCATCTCCTTCACGTTCGAGCCGACGTACCTCGGCGGCACGTTGTTCATGCAGCTCCCGAGCGGTCGTCTGCTTTCGTACCCCTGGTGCAAGTGGCGCGAATACGAAGTGAAGGACAAGAAAACCAAGAAGGTGCTCGAGATCAGGAAGGGCCTGACGTTCCGTCGGCCGATCGGCGTGCGCGCAATTTACGGCGGGCTGTTGTGTGAGAACGCGACCCAGGCAACGTGCGCGGATTTACTGCGCGAGGGCCTGGTCGTTCTCGAGGAAGGCCTTCTCGGCGACAAACTCGAGATCGTGCTGCATGCCCACGACGAAATTTGCATCGAGTGCGATGACGATCCTGAGACGATCGCGCGTGCAGTGAAGGCGCTCGAGGCCGCCATGCTGTTCGATCGCGCCTGGGCGAAAGACCTTCCACTCGCCGTCGATACGACCGAGCGTTGGTATTATTCGGCGAGCAAGATGAAAGGCGAAAGATGATTGTATGCGAAGCAGGCGACGTTGTGAGGATGTCATCGTTCACGCATGTCAACCCGGATAGCCAGTTCACGTTCAAGGCCAAGAAAGGCAGGGTCGCGGTTTTCTTACTGCTAGGTGAAGAGAGCAAAGACGGCAGTGACCCGCTCGATCTGGAAGCCCGAATGAATGAGTTTGGGTGGATTAAGAAAATCGAGCACAAGCGATGAACCAGTACAACGACGCACCGGAGGAACGTCGGCGCGTCTATAGCCGCATCGCGCCTTTGATCCTGGCGTTTCACCATGAGAACGCCGGCCGCCGTTTCCACTCTAAAGAGCTTCAGCAATATGTGCTGAGTGGAGCGCCGGAAGTCGCGCCTAGCAGCGCCGATCGCATTCTCCGCTATCTACGGCAAGAGGGGAAACTCGATTACGTCGTGCTCAGTCGAACGCAATCCCTCTATCAATTCCGATCGAGGTCTCATCCGTTTCCAAAACCAAAAGGGAAGATCATGAAGAAAGTAGATCACAACGATATCATCATCGATGCTAACCGTGCCGACGAAGAACCCTTCCGGCTCGAGCGGCTCGATATCCTGGCCCGCATCCTGGCGCATCACCATGAGACCTTTCTCGGCGACAAGGCGAAGGTGACCGAGCTCTACGATCACAAGGGCTGCCTCACCGTAAATTGGGATGCTGAGCCGACGAAGGAGCAGCGCGAGCTGGTCGACGGTTTCTGGGACGCCGTCTTTTTCGAGCCTGAGACTGAGCACTACGTTGTGGAGCAGTGATGCACGCCAAGTCTGAACTACGCAGCTATCAGAACCGCCTGGTGACAACGCTCTATGAGAGCACCGCGCACCTGGTGGTCGTGCCGATGGGTGGCGGCAAGACGATCGCCGGCCTCACCACCGTTGAGGAGCTGATCCGCGACGGCGTGATCCGGCATGCGCTGATCATGGCGCCGAAGAGGGTCGCGCAGCTCGTTTGGCCGGATGAAATAAAACTCTGGGAGCACACGCAGCACATGACGCATGCGTTGCTCGACGGCGATCCGAAGCGGAGAGCCGCCGACATCATCACGGCGCCCGATCGGCACCTCACCATCATCGGCATCGACAACACGCAGTGGCTCTGCGGCGAGCTCGAGCGGCTCCCCGACGATCATCCGCTGTTCGACGTTCTGATCATCGATGAGATCAGCCGGTTTCGGAATCCGAAATCAAAGCGGGCGCGGGCCCTGCTCACCCAGGTCAAGCGGTTCAAGAATATCTGGGGCCTGACCGGAACGCCGCGGCCCAACGGCCTGGAGGATTTGTTCAAGCCGCTGCAGATCATCAGCCGCGAGAAGCTCTGGGGCCGATCGTTCTACGGATGGCGCGACACCCGTTTCTATCCGACGGATTACGAGCGCCGCAACTGGGCGATCAAGCCGGACTGGGAAGAGCGCACCAACAAAGAGGCGGCGCTCTACACCTCGACCATGTCGCCCGACGACATGCCGGATTTGCCGACGCTCAACATCATCGAGCATTACGTTGATCTGCCGGACGACGCCCAGGAGGTCTACGACCAAATGGAAAAGACGTTGTTCGCCGAGCTCGAGGACCAGGACGTGCTTGCGGTGTCGGCAGGCGTCGCATCCGGCAAGCTCAGTCAGGCAGCTCAGGGCTTCATGTACGGCAACGACGAGGACCGTATGGTCACGACGTTGCACTACGAGAAGGCCGACTGGATCGCCGAGCTCGCCGAGAACATGGCCGGATCGCCGATGATCATCATCTATGAATTCCACGAAGATTTAGCCGTGCTGAAGCAGCTCTTCGGCGATAACCTTCCGTACCTCGGCGCCGGCGTCAGCGATGCCCAGGCGGCCAAGCACGTCGAAGCCTGGAACGCGCGCAAGCTTCCGCTGTTCGCGATCCATCCAGCCGCCGGCGGTCATGGTCTCAACCTCGGCCAGGGCGGATCGCAGATGGCGTTCTACGGTCTGCCCTGGTCCGCGGAGCTCTACGAGCAAGTGCTCAAGCGCATCCATCGGCCAGGCCAGACGCAGCCCTGCTTCATTCACGTTTGTCTCGCGCGCGAGACGATCGATGAGGCGAAACGCAATCGCGTGCTGCACAAGATGAGCATGCAGGAAGCCTTCAAAAAATACTTAAGGAAAATCTGATGCCGCACACGCATGGACCTATCATCGAAGAACAACGCAAGCGGATGAACGATCTCGCCCGCTTCCTCGATGAAATTTTCAACGGCAAGGGTGAGCCGAAGAAGATCGGCTTCGCCTTGCTGGTCTACGAATTCGGTGACCATGAAGATGGCCGCATCAACTACATCGGCAATGGGCAGCGCAGCGACGTTCGCACGGCCCTGGAGGAGCTGCTTGGCCGCTGGAAAAAAGAGGACACTCAATGAATCCATTGCGCGCCTGGTTCGATGCGACCGGAATTTCGAGAGAGGCCTTCCTGGCGAAGGTGCCGATCTCGCAGAGCTACTTGACGCTGCTCCTGTCTGAGGCGCCGCCGTGGCCGTCTCGAGCTGTGATGCGGCTCATGGTGGAAGCCACCCGCGGTGCTGTGACCGCGGATCAGTGGCTAATGCTGGACGATCCGCCGCCACAGAAGGCAACCCGCAGTGAGGGAGCTGCATGATGAAGGAGGGCCAGACCATGGCCGCTAAAAAGAGGAAGTCGAAGGTCTACGCCGACGTGAAGCATCCGTTCAATTATGCTCTGGTGTTTGTCGGCAGCGATCGCCGCATCGTCAAGAAGGCGATGGCGAAAGTCCGGCCGGCAAAGAAGCCGGTCACGATCGAGATCACCGCCGCGCATGTGCGGCAGTCGATCAAGGCTGAAGGCGCCGGCAGCACGTCTGCTTGCGTCGCTGCAGTCTGCATGTCCCGTACCGCTGACGCCTTCGGGCATCCAGTCGAGGGCCATGTCGACTTCAACTACACCCGCGCCTTTGTGGTGTCGAAGCTCGATAAGAACGGCCTGCCGTCGGAGTGTTACTGCTACGAGCACAATCGCAAAGACGTTGCGAAGCTCAACGACACGCCAGGCGGCCAGCGCAAGCTGCTCGAGATGATCGAGAAGAACGGCCCGATCAAGCTCGAGCTCAAGCCGCATCGCGTTCGCTCAGAGCCTGGTCGCTCTGGTCGCGATCGCCCGACAACCGGCGCCCGCAAGAAGGGCATTCCGGCGAAGGGCGCGAAGTTGCGTTATGCGGTGCTGAAGATGGGAGCGATGCCGGCGGAAGCCTAGAGCTTCTTCGACATCGGTGACAGCCGAGCGATCGGCGGAAACGGAAACGTCGGTTGATCTTCATCATCCGACGTTTCTACGTCTGGATCGTGCAGCGGCGCGATGTGCCAGGGGCCGACGAGTGCCTCGGCGAAGATGGCCGCCCTATCGGCGGTCTCAAAAGGCCCGTAGAGCTTGCCTGCGTGCGGGACTACGAACATGCCTTACCTCCGTCTCGGTGCAGCCAGTCGAGCTCTGGCCGGCCAACGTATCCACGCTCGAATATCAGCCAGCAATAATCCTGCTTGCCGCCGGTGGTCTTTCCCCCGCTCTTCACAACGTGGCCAGGCGGCATCGACGGCCGCGGCGTCAGCAACAGGATGCGGCGCAGCGGCAGCTCGCGCAGCCACCTGGCGGCGTTGAGCCTGGCCGTCGGTGCTATCACCGCGGTCTTGCATTTTGAGAGCTCAACCGCGTGCCTGGCGAACGCCTCGAGCTGGTCGAATGGCGGGTTCGTCACGATGTTGTCGTGCCGCTTGTTGTGCTTGAAAAAATCCCGGCGGATGCCGTAGTCGCGATCGGCCAGGTCTGACCCGTAGGCCTTGAGGCCGGCCGCGGTCGCGCTTTCGACAATGCGGCCGAAGCCGCAGGCCGGATCGTAAATCCAGCCGGCGAACTTCTCTTCTTCGAACAGCCGTTCGCTGACCCACTGCGGCTCTACAAAATGTTCGCTGTCGCGAGGATAGGCCCTGGCGTTCTCCGATGAATGCGTCCAGGGGCCGTTCCTCATGCGTTGCCCATCACCGGCAAGTCCTCAACACGGACGCCGTCGAGCTCATGCATCAGCTCATCCATCGTATCGTAGAAGGTGGCCTCGTCAGCGACCTGGGTATCCAGGCGCGCGTAGATGTGGACGGCGCCGAGAAAGAACGCTGACCGCATCACGTCGAGTTGCGCTTCGCCAGCGCCGGCCTTGAGCAGCTCAGCCGCCAGACGCTCCCAGCTCTCGGAGAGCGTCTTGCTGGTGTCGATCGTCAGCATGACAATCATGGCGCGTCCTTTCTCAGGAGCTCGAGATGCTCCGTCCTGCCGTCGACCCATCGCGCCGTGACTGGGTCGTCCGTCTCGACAACGCGAACCTCGCGAACGCTCGTCCACCGATCCTGGAGCGCCAGGACATTCGCCTGAGCTTCTTCGCGCGTTGCGAAGCGGAGCGCATTGCCGAAGAACTTGCCGCTCGAGTCCGCGATCACTTGCGGGGCCCAGCTCATTGCTGCGCCTCGCCGGCGATCTTGGCGACGCCGTTGCTGAGCTGCTCGCAGAGCTCACGGCCGCGCTTGGCTTCTTCGGCGACCTGGTTGCCGAGCTCATGAAGCTTGGCGATGTTCTCCTTGGTCTTGGCGACGGCGGCGAGCATCTGCCGCTCGAGCGCATCGCAATTTTCCTTCACCGCCTGGAGCTGGTCGATCCAGCTCTGCGCAATCTTCTCGACTGAATCGTTGAGCAGGCTGTGAACCTGATCGGCGAACGGCGCGATGTCGGGCCGGATCGCCTCGATCTTGGCGACCTCATGCTTGGCCGGCAATTTCGAGACGGCGACCAGGCGCCGGATGTCAGCGGAAATATCATCGTGAGCTTGTTCAGTCATTTGGAGATCGATCCTTGTTTGGGGTTTGGTTTCCTGGCGGTTCGCATCCGCCAGAGATAAGCCGATGCCACCTTCTGCCGCTTGCCGAGCTCGCCCTGGATTTGAACGTAGGTGCTCGCCGGGAAGCGATCGGACATTCGCCAATTGATGATCGAGTTGTAGCCCACCTCGAGCAGCTCAGCCGCCGCGGTGTTGCCGCCTAACGCCTCGATCACTTCATCAACGGTGGTTAAAGGTGAATTGGCCATCGATAACCCTTGACACAAGTTTCTTGGGAATGGCAAGTGGACCCGCCCAACTTTCTTGTGTAGATTCAATGGCGCAGGCCCCGGACGAACCCGATGTCGATCAACAGCTTCAGCGATGTCTCGCTCGAAATTGGCGGCTGGATTCAGCCGTCCGTTTCGCGGCTGACCTATTGGAAAGAAACGGCTTTCCGCTGGAAGCTGCCGAAGTCCGCAGGATGGCTGGCCTTGCTCAGCCTGGTGACAATGTCGGCGGCAGCTCTCGCGGTTCAGTGGATTCCGGCGCCGGCTAAGCCGATCAAGCTCGAGACAAAATTCGAGGCTGCCTGGGTCGACACTGAGACCGTAGTTGCCAAGAAGCAGGACCGCGTCCGGCTGATTGAGATCGTATCCGCCGCGCCTAAGCCGGTGGTTACCGAGCGCATCACTCCACCCGATGCGCCGGTCGTGCCGCCGGTGCTTGTGGTGCAAGATGTGGACAAGCCTGCACCACAACATCGGCGGCATCACGTCGAAGCTCGATCTCGAGACGTTTGCGCTCGTCACAACATGCGAAAGGTAATGGTCGGAAAGTATCGCTGGAGGTGCCGTCGATGAGCTGAGGATATTGGAGCTGGTGCAACTAGCAACGCAGAACTCCGCTGCATTGCGCGGTGCATCCCGCACCACTTCCTGATCAGAAGAAGGACTACCTAATATGAGAAAATTGCTTTTCGCCTGCGCTGCGTTGGCCGCACTGACCGTGCCCGCCAGCGCCGACATCATTCTCAGCGACAGTCTCGGCGGCACCGGCAACAACGTGGTCTTTACCGGGGCTGTTGGTTCTAATCTGCTCCTCGGCAGGCTCAACGGACAGAATGACGAGGTGGTTCGTTTCCTCGACCGTTCTTTCTCTGGTTCTTTCACTGGGTCTACCACCGGCAACGACATCACGATCACCAATACCGCCGATCTCCAGATCAGCGTCTTTGATAGCACCGACTCGACCCAGCTTGGTATTACGCGGGAAATTTTCTCGCTTAAGGGCGAGGGCACCATTCTCTTCCACGTCACGGCGCGAGAAGCGGACGGCAGCTTTGAGAATTTCAATTTCATTCGCACGCTCACCAGCGGGCAGAACGGCTTTGATTTCACCGCCATCAACGGAGAGACGATCTGGGATATCGACATGAGGCTATCCTCCGGTGGCCTCATCACTGACTTCGGACACTACCGCATCGACGTGACGCCGACTGTTGCGGCAGTGCCTGAACTTTCAACCTGGATGATGATGATCCTCGGCTTCGCCGGCGTCGGCACCATCGCCTACCGCAAGCGCCGCAATGAGGGTTATCCCTTCCGCGTTGCCTGATTGGACCTACACGATGGTCGCCGCCTGCCTAACGGCGGCGATCATCGGCTTTATCGTCGGCTGGGCGTGGAGTGAGTGGAGCGACAAATAAGAGGGTGACACATGAGTAAAAAAACCATCCGCGACTTCTCCGAGCTGCGTTCCCTACTGAAGAAAACCGAGACTGAAGCCGAAGCCAAGGCCGTAATCAAAGGCGACAGCATGGGCCCGCAGCACAAAATGCCGAAGCGACCGCTCGTGCCCATGAAGTATCGCCCGATGTCGGCGATCGATAAATTCATCGTGGATACGTTGGCCATTCCACTCGAGCAACTGCCGCTGGATCAACTACACGATGCCCGCACGTCGCTCCAGGACGCGGCAGAGTGCGCTAACAATTCGATGCTTTCAATTCAGCGCCAGCTCGAGACGACGGATGCACATTCCGGCGATGACTGGAAGAAACGCGCGACGGCCGCACTGAGGTTCAAGGTCAATGAGGGAGTGCTGCTGCAGCAACGGTTGAAAATGGTCGATGAGTTGATCGCGCGCGTCAAGCCGCCGGGGCTCAAGCTGGTGGAGGTGGTTAAGGTAACGCCGCCGAAGGTCGAGCCGCCAAAGATAGAGCCGCCTAAGCTGGTGGCTTCGGCGTATGAAATCCGCAGCGATGCCCCGCGTCCTAATACCCATCAGAGCGATGAGTGGCGCAAATACCCGTTCGACAAATTAGGGATCGGCCAGAGCTTTCGCTTCGGCACCGAGACCTCGGACCAGGTGCGGAGGTTTATCACTTCGGCGCAGCGTCATCTGAACCGGCACTTCTCCTACCGCACCGAGCGCGACGGCGTTCTCGCCGTGTGGCGGGTTGAGGCGCCATCCAGGGGAAGGAAATAGGAAATGATAGACCTGACCCCGGCTGAGCTGGACCGCCTCTATGAGGGGTCCAAGGACGACCGTTTCATCGTCGTCGGCAGCGAGGTGCGCCAGATGGTTGGCATGATTCGCCGCGCGCAGGATCGCATTGCGGCGTTGAAGGCGACGCTAACACCGGTGTTGCCGTTAGCAGAAGCCGCCGCTGCATTTGATAGTGAACCGTGGACGGGTACGTCACAACGTCTTGTCGATCAAATTCGCGCCGCCCTCGCACCGGAGCAGAGTGGATGAGCCGACAACTTCTGCCGCAGCGCCGGCACGCCGAGACGTTCGATCTCAACTACAACAACCTTCGTCACACCGTGACGCTTGGTCGTTATCCCGATGGCTCGATCGGCGAAGTGTTCATCGACTTCGAAAAGTCCGGCATGCCTCTGGCCGCCGTCGCTCGAGATGGCGCCATCCTGCTTTCGCTCGCCTTGCAGTATGGTGCCACGCTCGAGAACATGCGATCGGCCGTGACGCGCGACCACAACGGCGTTCCAACCTCGATCATGGGCGCCGTCGTGGACAAGCTTGCGGAATTCAAATGAGCATAGCCAAGACAACGCGGCCTCACTTACTCACACGCGAAGCCGCCGCCGCCCGTATCGAAAAGCTGGAAGCCCGTAACGAGGCGCTGGAAACGGCGCTGCGGGTGATTATAGACGAACCTGATGGCTGTGTTTCCCCCAGCTTCAAGGCTTTGGCGGCGACCGCACTCGCAGCGGAGCAGGACCGATGAGCCTGCGCCGGCGTGACCATCAGATCGGACGGCGCCTGGCGCACAGGGCCAACCGTGCTCAGGGCGGGCTCTGCTACTGGTGCCAGGCGCCAATGATCCTGGTCAAGACGACACCGAGCGATGAGCCTCGGATGATGACCGCGGACCATCTGGTGCCGGTCTACGCCGGCGGCCAGACGATCGCCGGCAACATCGTCGCTGCCTGCTACCAATGCAACAACACTCGCAACCGCGAAGAAACTGAACGGGTGAGGCCAGGCGCCACTCTCCTGACGATCGGCGATCCAACGCCGGCATCCCCCTTTGAGGCGCTCAAACACTGGAAACCAAAATGCGAACCGATCTCCTAACCGTTGGAATTTTCCTGGCGCTCACCGGCGCCGGCGCAGCTCAAGAGTCCTCGCCAGCTCGAGCTCGATACTATTACGGCGGCGAGCCTCATGTCGGCCCCGCGAGCCAGGGCACCATGTACGGGCCCGACGGCAGCGTCGCCGGCCGATCGTACACTCACAGCAATGGTGCGACGACGATCTACGGCAACGACGGCCGAGTGATGGGCCGAGCTGCGGTCGACAGCCAGGGCACGACGACGTTCTACGACGCCGGCGGCCGTGTGACTGGCCGAGCTGTCCCGAATGGCGGGCCTGGCGGGCGCGGCCGGTGAAGCGAAGCCATCTGCGCGACCTTGCTCGCAAAATCCAGGAGGCCGCGCGCGATCACGTCGCGCGGTCTCAGGTCTCCGAATTCATGAACCACATCGACAACCACATCAACGCGCTCGCGCGCATCGAGGAGCTCAACTGCATGACCGATCGTGATCCGTTGCTTGTCGCCAAGCAGGCAACGCACGGCGAATTCAAAGACAATGCCAGCGTCTCGCAAGGCATCAAGAACATCTATCGGCACTCGCCAGGTTGGGGCCAACTCGAGATGATCGAGCGGGAAACGATGGATCAGATCGCCTTGAAATTCTCTCGCATCCTGTCCGGCAAGTCGATGTCGCGCGAACACTGGGAGGACGTCGTTGGCTACGGCAATCTGGTCCTGGAGCGATGTAAGTGAACATCACCGTAACCGAGAAGGATAACGGCGCCGGCATCCTGGCGCACCGCCCCGACTGCGTGATGGTTATGCGTCACCGGATCGAGGGCCGGCCGCTCCTGACCATGTTCGAGTGCAAAGGACTACCGACTGATCTCGAGCAACACGAATGCCTGAAAGACAAAACCCGATGAGACAGTACACCGTCACGATCGCCGAGCATGAGCTCAGGGCGATGCGCGACCTGGTCGCCTATGCCCGCGCGATCGCCCAGACCTTCCCTGACCAGGAGGGCGATCGATTTGCGGCGAAGCTCCGCAGCTACGCCCAGATGCTCGAGGACGTTGTCATCCGCGTAGAAACGAGACCGCCACCACCGCGACCAGAGCCATCAGAGCCCTTCGCGAAAGGGTGAAACTAAAAAGGCCGCCCCTTAGGGGGCGGCCCGTTTTCTATATCGGAGATCTTGCCCGCGGCGACGACGCCCATAGCGATGGCGCCGAAAGTAGTGCCGGTGAAGAATGCGACGACGGCGAATAATGTACACATGGCTAGCACCCCTTACAGATGTCGGGTGGCCTCGGCGGGATCGGTGGCAGGGGATGCTCATGCATCACCCGCGACCGCCGCTCAGCGTATAGGGGAGCCAAAGACTCCGATACCAAGAATTCCAACGAGGATGAAAAGAACCAACCAGCCGCCGAAGGGCGCCCAAGGTTGTCCCGACGGCCGCCAGGGGTTCATGCCCCAGACGCCGAAGATCAACGTTATAACCCAGAGCAACCAGAACCAGACGTTTGCGCCCATGGTCTTTCTCCCTATGTGATTTGCTGGCCGTTGACGACGATGATCACATCGCCCTCAACCTCGATTTCGATCCGCGGCACAACGTAAGTCGGCGGCGGCAGCTCCTCGATCGGCGGCGGCAGCTCTTCGCCCCCGGTCATCACGCCGCCGAGCTCGTCGGCGAGCGCCGTGCAGATGTCGTCAAAGGTCTCGCTGTACAGCTCAGCATCCGCTTCGGAATCAACGAAGCAGACCTCGAGCAGCACCGCCGGCATTTCGGTGTTGTTCAGAAAAAAGAGATCGGTGCGTTTCTTCGGGCCGCGATCGATGAACCCGACGGATGCGATCGCTTCCGACAGGCTCGCTGCGAGCTGGCTCTGCGTGACGTAGAGCACCTCGGTGCCCATCGGCTTTTCGACTTGCTCGTAGGCATTGAAGTGAACCGAGATGTCCAGGTCGCGCGTCTGCGAGTTATGAAAATCCGCGATCCGGTTCAGGTTCTCATTCTGGCTGGTGCTGACGTCGTCATGGTAGGTGACGACGTCGACGCCGCGCAGTCGCAGCTCATCGGCCAGGTGCTCCGTAACGCGCCTGGCCTCGTCCACCTCGTCCAGGATTCCATGCGCGCCCCTGACCTTAAGACCGTGGCCTGAGCTGATGACGATTCTGTTGTACGGCATTGCCTTCCCTCCTCGGTACAGGCGCAGAGCTTCGTGAGCCATCTCACGTCGCCAGTCCTCATGCGGTGTGCCTGGCCTCTCGTAGAGCCGCCAGAAGCTCTCAGTCTTGCTGTCGAGCGTTCCGCAATTGCACAGCGGCGGATAGAACACGCCGTTGATGGTGCCGCCTTCAGTCAGCACCCGCTTCTCCCAGGTCTGCGTCACCTCATAAACAAAGAAGCCGAAGCACGCCGCGTCGTATTCCTCGTCGCCGCCGTTGTAGGGATCGAGATCGGCCGCGATGCACCAGATTTCGAAATCCTCCCGCCGTTCGCCGGACCACTGCGCCCAGCCGTAGCCGACGCCGTTGCTCTCCTCGCGAAGGGTGAAGCCGCCGGTCTCGACGCCGAAGCTCCCCAGGGTCGCCGCGGCATCCTCGTCCGACAGCGGCAGCACCGCCATCAGGTCGCGCATGATGACCGGCGCCTTCTCCTGGAATAGCGGTGTGATCGGGGCATCGCTCATGTGCGCGGCCCCTGCTTGCAATCGCGAATATCCTTGACCATCTGCGCGATTAGGTCGGTCTGGTTCTTGTTGCGCTCTGCGGCGTTGGATGCGACTTCACCCAAGACGTAGGCCGCGAATGCTAGAAAGCCGATGTTGACCACCAGCAACGCGATCGCCAGAGGCACTGACCGCATTGCATCGACCGTAGTGCTTGCGACTTTGGCCGCCTGTTCTGGTAGGGTCATTTCGGGTCCACCTTCTGCGGTGAGATGTGCAGCTCGCGCGTCATCACGTCCACGATGCGTTCGATGCTTCGCTCGTTCTTCGCGATGTCCTGCTGCAGCTTGGCAATGGAGAGCTTCATTTCCTCCATTCTGAGAACGGTGTATTCAGCGCCGCGCGTCTCCATGGTGTGGACTCGCACCTCGAGCCTGGTCATGTACGCGAGAAAGCTCGCCGCGCCGGCGCCCATGACGAGCACCTGGCCAAAAAGAAAGATGACTAATGCCGCCTGATGTTCGCTCAGCCAGCTCTTGACCTTGTCGTTCACGGCGAGCTCCTGCCCTGATGCGCGCCGCGATGGCGCTGAACGCGGCCACCATCCTGCGGCGGCGTTCTTCGCAGGACTGGCAATTCATTACGGTCGCGCTTGCGCTACGAAATGGAGACCCATTTCGTTCGACGCTGGTCCGGCGCCGGCCATGCCGCCGACAAAGCCGTTTTCGCCGGCGCCTTGGAGATACGCCGGCTGCCCTGAACCACCTTTATAGACAGTGCCTGGAGTGCCGACGTTATCATATAGTGTGACTGTCGGCGTGGTGCGCTTCCTGACCTTAAAATCCACGCACATCAGGTAGCCGCCGGTTGCCGCCGTGGGGACCGTCCAGTCGTGCCAGCCTCTGACGCTTGTTGAAGTTGGCGTCCCCGGTAGAATGTAGTGGTCGTAGCTTTTCTCATAGTAGCGTTGGCACGAAGCGTATTCCTGCGCGAACTCTGGCAGCTCATATGTCGGTGCGACCGTGCCAATGTAGAAGCCGACATCGAACAGCTCGAAAATATTATTCACCGCCGCCATGAAGGTGTTGCTGATGGCAGGCGTCGCGAACGGCGCCCCGCCTCCCCACCACACATGCTTTGCGGCCTGGAAATTTGTGCCCGCCGCCAGGCCCCACATGATTTGAAGGTGGGTCCACGTCCCGGTTTGATCCAGCGGAATGGTCACTGTCCTGACGACATCAGTCAGTGCTTCAGCCGCGGAGATAGTGAACTCTGAAACGTAGGCTCTGTTGTAGGCTGGGTAGTTGCGGATCGCGATGCCGTAAGTCCCGGCAACGGCCCTGACTCCAAAGCGTATCGTCACGGTCTTTGCTTGCGGTCTCCCCATCATCAAGTCGGCAACCCGCAAATCCTCGATGATCGTCGCGAGCTGCATGAAATCGCCGGCCGCTATCGAGGCAGCCGATGCGGAGACGGTGATACGGAGCCGGTTAGGCGAGCCGCTTGGCGACATCTCAGCCGTCTGTCGTCCTCCAATCGTTCCGGCGGTGCCGTCGTAGAAATAGAACATGTCCACCGGGTAGGCATTTGGAAAAGCCCCGGAGCTCACACCGACTGATCCGAATTCCTGCGACACCATCATAGCGCCGTTGACGATGTAATTTTTCTTCGGCACCTCCGCCGGGATCGCGTTCCACTTCTCACCGTCCCAGGTAAAGCCGTTGGCGACCTGGCCTATCGTCGGTGAGCTGGGAAAATCGAGCGCCATTACGGTGCCATCTTGGAAACGAAATCCGCCAAGCTCAATGGTGGCTGACCCTCCAGCGCGAGGATGCGGTTCTCATGTTCGAACAGAAGGCTCTGCTCCTGCGTCGGCGCCGGCGGCACCGGCTCAGGCTCGACATAGGGATCGGCCACACCGCCATCTTCGACCCACCGGAGATACTCCGCATAGTCGCTGTTGGCTGGATCGTCCGGTATCCACGCCTGATCCCTGGTGCGCAGGATCATGTGCGGGTTCGCGGTGAGTTGATATTCGGTCATCATCCTATCCTCGCACTTGCCCAGATGTTGGTCTGAAAGGCACCGGGGGCTGCCGCAGAGTTGGCGGCCCGCTGCTCATTGAAATTCTCTAGGCTTGCCGTGAGTGTGCCGACTGTCACCGGAAAAGCGTATTGATAGGCGCTTTCACCATACATCGTTGGCACAGCGCGCTTTGCCACCTTGAATGTCCCGTAAGCACGATAGCCGCCCGCGTTGACCACATCACCCCAGTAGCCAAACCCAATCCCGTTGACGGTTTCGAAGTAGCGTTGGCACAGCCTCAGCTCCGATATGTAATCCGGCAGCACGAACGGCGGCGCGGCGATGCCTTCGACCAGCGACACGTCGAACAATTCCCAAGTGTTGCCAGCGGTCCCCATGAGATTGAACTGACTGGCGGTGGCGTTGAAGTTTCCGGCTTGCCAGACGTTCTTCGCGGCGTGACGGTTCGATCCGACGACCAGCCCCCAGTTGATGTTGAAGGCTCCGGTGTTGTTGCCATTCCACGTCCCGGTCTGGTCGAGCGCCACGGTGAACGACCTGACGACATCGGTGTTCGCTTCGCCGGGAGCGATGACGTACTCCATGATGTAGTTGCGGTTGAAGTCGCCGTTGTTGAACGAGACGTGGTAGGTGCCTGCCGGTGCCCTGACGCCGAATTGCAGCGTGATCGTCTTGGCCTGCGGCGTCCCGAATTTGGTGTCGGTCATGCGCAACCCTTCGATGGATTGCGAGATGAAAACATAATCGGCCGCCGCCACGGTTGCGTCGGCTGCGGTGGCCACGACGCGCAGACGACTAGGTGAACCACCCGGCGTGTAACTCAGTGGCGCCGTGAAGGTCGGCGTGCCAGAACCATTATGCGCGATCACCCACATATCCGCCGCCCAGTAACCGGGCATCGTTGCTGTCAAGCCGGGGACATTGCCTTGCTGGATCATCATCCCGCCGTTGATGATGTAGTTCTTGTATGAGCCGATATTGGCGCGTGCCTGCGACCGCTGCGCCGATGTCAGCGCCTGCGCTGCGTCAAAGCGGATGCGCGCATCGACGTAGTTCTTGCTCGCGGCATTGGTCGAGGCGACGGGTGGATCGAGCACCGTCAACTGCGCCGTCATCGGCGTGGAGCCGTCGGTGTAGACCGGCGTCTTGCTGCTCGTCGGTCCTGGTATCGTCGTCCACTTCTCGCCGTCCCAAGTGTAGGTCGGAATGCCGGCAATCGGTGTCGCCGGATATTTCTGACCGACGGTCGGCGTGCTTGGGAAATCCATCGCCATTATTAGACCCTCGCACTTGCTGTGTAGTGAAATCCCATTTCGTTCGATGAGATGCCAGCGACGGCGGTGCCTGCGACGAAGCCGTTCTCACCAGCACCTTGAACGTATGCCGTCACTCCCGATCCGCCTTTGTAGACGCATCCGGCATTACCAACGTTGTCGTACACCGTGACCGATGCAGGGGCGCGTTTTTTGACCTTGTAATCGACGCACATTATGAAGCCGTTGACTGACCCTTGAGGGACCGTCCAGTCATGCCAGCCAGTGATGCCACCGCTTGCTGTTGGTGTCCCGACATTGATGGCGTAGTCGTAGCTCTTTTCCCAGTAGCGCATGCACAATTGGAGTTCTGCGGCGTAGTCCACCGGCTGGAATGGCGGTGCCACGGTCCCTTCTGTCAGCGACACGTCGAACAGATGAAAGAGATTGCCTGCCACGGCGTTGAAGTTTGATTGCGCTGCGGTGGTGTAGAATTGCCCGGCCTGCCATGTGTTCTTGACCCCCTGAAAATTGGACCCGGCCGCCAAACCCCACATCAGTTGAATGTTCGACCACGTCCCAGTCTGATCCAGCGGGATCGTGAACGACCTGACGACATCGGTGTTCGCTTCGGCAGTACTAATGGTGAAATCGGTGACGTAGCATCGGGTGTAGGCTGGATAGTTGCGAATGCCGAAGCCGTATGTTCCGGCTGGCGCTCTGACACCAAACTGGACTGTCACCGTCTTTGCCGCTGTCGATCCGCTCCTCAGTTCAGCGCACCGCGCGACCTCAATATTTGTGGCGATCTGAAAGAAATTCGTAGTTGCCACCGTTGAAGTCGTCACGCACTGAACTTGCAGACGATGCGTGGAGCCTCCCGGCGTCAGGGTTGGCTGTTGCAGGATGATGTTGCCGCCGCCCGTGAGGCCGAAATAATAATAGAAGCAGTCAACGATATACGCCACCGGCCAAGTATCTGTCCCTGCAGCGGCGGTGCCGAATTCCTGCGAGATGCGCATCCCACCATTGACGACATAGTTTTTCTTCGCCAGCGCAGCGATGCTGTCCACATAGGCTTTGTTGGTAGAGTGCGCGGCCAATGTCGGAGACGGCAGCGCGAGCGGTCCCGTCATGGTGTCGCCAGAGCGCAGCAGGAATTGCGCGACATCAGGCTGCGGAAACGCGATCACCCATTGGCTGGATGACCCATCATTGTATTTTAAAAACGTGAGGCCGCTGTCGCTGTCGAACCAAAAACTTCCGTCGGCCGCGCCGGCGGGCGGCGTGTCTCCCACCAGACACGTTGCCGTGCCTGCCGGTCCTTGCGGACCCGTGTCACCCTGCTCACCTTGCGGACCTACTATCGATACGCCAGGTGGCCATGCCGCCACGCCCTTCGGGCCAAACATGAAGTGCGTCGTGATGTTGATGTAGAAATTGCCTTCGACACCTTCTGTGCTGGTCGGGTCCGTCGGACCATAGAGCACCGTGTTGCCTGCGATGCCTTGGTTGCCCTGATCGCCTTTGTCGCCTTTGTCACCCTTTGGTCCCTGCGGGCCTGGCACGGTCGAGACCGGCCCCACCGGACCCTGAACGCCCTGCGGTCCCTGCACGCCTGTCGGACCTGTCGGCCCCACCAGCGACGTGCCAGGTGGCCACACGCCCAACGCCTTCGGCCCGTGCAGAAAGTGGTTCGAGGTGTTGATGTAGAAGTCGCCGTCGTGCCCGGTGACGGTGTTCGGAGGACCAACTCCGTACAGCATACTAGTCCCGGCAGGACCAGGCTCGCTTCCGGCCGGCCCCTCTGGCCCCATAGGCCCTGGAGGACCAGGCGGCCCCTGCTCCATCGTCTGGATAACATCGACTTGGTTGTCCAAGGTGACGACGACAGCGACCTCGCTGGTGCCGGTGCTCAGCTCGTCAGCGTTGGTGATGCTCAGATCGTTCATCGAGTTGGTCCCGCATTGTTGATCAAGGTGCCGGACCAGATGCGGACCTTGTAATTATTGCGAGTGAAGATGTTGGACTGGCTGAACTCGCCAAGCCCCAACCGCTCCAAATAGTATTGCGAGATTCTCACCGTGAATTGACCGTTGACTGGTTCGGTAAAAATAATCTCCTTGGTGTCAGTGGCCAGCCGCATCACCGCCGTCTTATCTTCCGCGCGGCGCCGAAGCATCATCTCCATCGTGCCGCCAGTCAGATCAATCGGCGCACCGTCGATGGTCTGCCAGATGAACGTGCGATAGAAATCCGCGTCGTTTGTTACGGTGATGTTGACGATGGCCATTGCGGTTACACCTTCAGCCAGTCCATGCGCGCCTGGGTGATCGGCGCGGCAAAGGCGGCGTCGATCTGCTCTAGCGTTGTAATGCTGCCGTCCTCAATGCCAGCCAACACGTCAGCGGAGATCGAGAAGCAATTGTTGATGTGCGTCAGCAGCTCGTTGTTCATCGCATCCATCTGCGCGGCGGTCAGGTCATGAACCGTGCCATCCGCCGCGTGCCATGGAGTCGAGACCGCGGGATTGACCCGTTGCGCTGCGTAGACGCCGGTGATCTTCGCCTGGGCGCGATCGTCAGTCTTGATCGGCATCCCGAAGGACAGCGTGATGCCGCCCTGTTCTTTCTGCCACCGCTTCGATGCGGTGTAGGTCGTCAATGAGCCTGGAGGAAATTGCAGCGCGAGCACATCGTAAAGCTCGCCCATCGATGCGATCGGCGAAGGCGAGTAACCTTGCTCGAGCCAAGCCAGGTAAGCCGCATCATCCGCCGGCACCAGCATGTGCCGCGCACTCGACCAGACGTTGGCCTCGTCGCCAGCGACGATCCAGTACCAATCCCAAACAGTGAAAGTCATGATGTCATTTTCCTTTTTTAGACGTACTGGCCGCCCGTGCTGACCACCCCGGCGACTGATCCGGGGAAATGGCTCACGCCAGCTCCACCAGATGCGATGACGCCGTTGGCGCTGACGTTAAACTTTGGACCCGTGGCGAAGCCGCCGCCGCTGATGCCGCCGCTAAAAGCGAAATTGGCCGTCGCGCCGACACCGACTGAGATGAAGCCGCCGGGGAAGTTACATGCGCCCAGAATGTTGATCGCCGGATTGTATTCAGCCCTCGGCGAGCGGGTGAGGGCGCTACTGAAGCCAACCCAGATGTGCGAGGACGCATCGCCACCCGCCTCGATGGTCATGGGGCCGGGAGGTCCGCTGTTGTAGGTGACGTAGCCGCCGTACTCGCAGCAAATGTGGAAGCGATTGCACTTGCCGAAGCGAAGGTTCTGAATGTTCGCCATCCCGTCATGGATCGCGTAACCATCGAGCGCGGGCGCTGCGGTGGTGAGCCGGAAGCCGTTGAGGCTGTAGTCGCCGCCCGACTGCACGAAGCAGCAACTGCCGTCCACATCATTGAAGGTGTTGTGGACCGCGACGTTCTGCGGAGCGCCTGTGTTGCCCTCCATGTAGACGCGGCCGGCGCCATTTAGCGGCTTGAGCAGCACTCGCTCATTGTAGGTGCCATCCGCGACGTGGACCTTCTGGCTGTAGCCGTTCATGTTGTATTTCAGAACCTCGAACGCGCCGCGTTGGATTGTCCTGAACGGCCCGACGGTCACGCTCTGCACTGTCGGCGATGTGCCGTCATAAACATTATCATCGCCAGTCGCCGCGTTGACGTACCAGTCAGCGTTCTTCTGCAGGACGCCAGGCATACCGACGACGCGGTTCGATCCGGCAATGACTTGCCATTGCGTGCCGTCGAACATCATCAACAGCCAGGCGGTGGCGTGAATGTCGCCGAGAGAGATCGGCACCAGGTCGGGGAAAACCACCGGAACGAATGAGCTGCCGTTAACCGAGAACATCGCGCCCGTGACCAGGCTGTCGAAATTCGGTTTGAACCAGAGCGTCGTGCAGACTGGCGGCGGCATTGCCGGCAAGCTTGGGATCGTTGCGCTCCACTGCCCCGCGGTGCCGTTGTTCACCGACGCCTTGAACACATTGAAAACGTCGACGCGCTTCATCGCCTTGACCAATTGCGCAAGGTCGGCGTTGTCCGGCGTCAGACCAGAATCGAGGATCAGCTTGACGATCTCTCGCTGCGGAAATTCGATCGATGCCGCCGGCGGAATCGAGCCCATCGTTCCAGTGGATGGGTTGCCGTTGATGTACGGCGCGTCGGGGTCAGAGATGCCATATGGCTGGTTATATTTCATTCGCTTTCCCTCAAGGTGTTCCGGCCATATCGCCGCCGGTCTGCAGACCGGAGTAGTCGAAGATGATTTCGGTATGCGCGGGCTTCCAGCGGTTCAACAAGCACTCCAGATCGTCAAACACGCCGATGCGCAGATGTGGATCGACGCCAGTCTGACCGGACGTAACGCGAAACCAAACAAGCTTCGCGTCCGAGACATGCACCGTCCAATAGAAGCGGTTCTCAGGCGGGCCTAAGCCGTACTGCGGCCACTCCGACAGCTCGCCTTCCGCTACCGGATTGCCGCCGGGATCGAGAATCGGATTGCCCCACTCATTGTACATTGGATCGGAGCCGTCGCCGTAGACCCGGCTGTCGCCGCAACGATCGATCCCGACAACGAAGGTGCGGTACTCGGTGATCGTGATCGTGTAGCCAATCATCGCCGCGACGCCGATGAAAAACTCGCGCGACTGCGCGCCGATCATCGTCATTCGCATGACCAGTGCGAGCTGCCGCTCGTAGATGGTCTGTGGCGCCTCGTAGCAGGGATCAGGCAATCCCCAATTGCGCTCCCAGTCCGGCAGAAGCTCGATGGTGATGCGCGGGTCGCTCTCACGCTCCAGCAAGTCGGCGGCGCGGCTGTCAACGAAGCCCCAGTACTCAGCAAGACCGCGGCAAGCGAGATCGAGCGTCGTGCCTGGATGCTTCGGCCACGCCTGCCCCTGCGGGAGCAGCGTCAGGAACGCAGTGCCGTAGTCCTGACCGAGACGACGAACGTGCCGGTCACTCATGAGGTGTCACATCCCCAACCATGACCTGATCGGGTTCGGCAAAGAGCAGCGTGCCCATCACCGCCATGTGCCCCACCGACGGCATCGGATGGTCCTCGGTCGTGATTAGCTTGAAGGACTGCACTCCTGGTGCATTCATGATCGCGTAGCTGATCCACGCCGCGTAGATGGTCTGGCCGGGGGATGCATTCCGAAACAGCATATCGCGAAGGCTGGCCTCGACAGCCGCCTCGGCTGCAGCCGTGTCGGGCACCAGGTTCTGGATCGTCACGTCAACGAACTCCTTGATCGGCGCGACGACGTAGCAATCCTTCACCGTTACCGGCCGCATCTTGTTGATGTAGTCGTGAACCTCCTGCACGTCGGTCGGCAATGGCCAGCCGTCATCTTCCGCGCGCAGCTCGTCCATCAGGAAGCGCACTGTGATGGTGCCGACGCCCTGCTCAGGCGCCGCCCAGGCGCGCGTAACGCCAGGCACGGCGAGCGCCCAGGTGACGTAGTCGGCCTGAGCGCCACCCATCGGCGGGTTCTGAATGCGGTGCAGAATACGAGACCGCAGATCGTCGTCGTTCTCGACATCGACGCCGCCGGTCATCTCGATCACCGTCACGGAGCCGTCGACATTCGGGACGATGTCAGCTAGCCCGATGATCTCGCCACTCTCGACATTGCCGACGGCGCCGGCGCTCAGCGCCCGCGCCGGGGCTTCAACTGGGTTCGTCGTGCCGATGATGACTTCCTGCGTAGTCTCGTAATCGACCGGGCCAGCTAGCCGTGTGCCTACCGGCACAACGGTGCCGCCGACACCCGTGAAGGCAACGACGCCTTCCGAGAAAGTCGCCTGCTTGCGGCCGATCGTGCCGTCGGAATTGACCAGCCAGATCGCGCCATGACGATCGAGCCACTCCGTCTCCGCAGTGTCCGGCAGGAGCTGCAGCGACAGCCAGTCGATATACTGAAGCGTGAGATGGCACAGGCCGCCCTGGGCGTCCGACAGGACGCGCAAAACCGAATTGGGGACGGAAGCATCGGCGCCAGGCAGAGACGCCCTGACGTTGTCCCTGACGAGGCTGCGAACCTCTTTGAGTGTTGGTGTTGCCCAAGGCACTGGCTAAGCCCTTTCGATGTCGGTCCAGAGGACTTGAAAACGCAGCTCGACGGGACGTTTGGGGCCGCGGTAGATCACGACGACGGCGTCGATCTGCTCGATTCCGTTTCGCCAGGCTTCGACATCAAAGCTGGTCGCGATCTTGTTGTCGACAAAAGGTTGGATCGCCTCGGTGATATACTGCTCGACCCTGGTGATGGTGGCGCCCTCAGGGTCTTCAGCGCCGACGATCTTCGCCCGCTTCAGAAGCCAGAGCTTGGTGCCGATCGGCCAGCCGTTGAACAGCTCCTCGGCATCCATGTCGCCCCACCAGCCGGCGCGATCGGTCGAATCCGGGTCCGGCAGAATGTCGTCGGGGCTCGCCAGGCGATCAGTACCGAGCGCCACGATCACCGCGGTCGCGAGCGCCTGGGTATCATCAAGGGTGCCATCGTCCAGCAAGAGCCAGTCGATCGGGATCGAGTAGACCGGGAATTTGTCCGGCTGTTGAACGAGGCGAATGTCAGGCATCGATCTTCTCAAACCCCCTGGCGCGGATGACGCCGTTGACGGTGAGGTTGCCGGCGAAGGTCACATCACCGTCGATGACGACGCTGCCGTCCCGCTCGACTCTAATTTTGCCGGCCAGCGCCGCGGTCGTCGTCGTTGCTTGCGAGGCTGCAGGCCCCGCCGCGGTCGTCCACTGGCCACCCGTCGCATCCTGGTAGAAAACGAAGAGCTGCCCAACTCGAGAATCCCACCACAGCATGCCGTCTACCGGGCTCGATGGCGGGGTGTCTGAGGTCACTGCGGTGGCCATTACGGGGACGGCCGCGTATGCGATCACCCACTGGCTCGACGTTCCATCATTATAAAAAACGTACAAATTTCCCGAGCTGCTATCCCAGAAGAACTGACCAGGCACCGGAGACGGCGGCAGAGTATCGCCGATGGATGCGTAGGTCGCCGGACCAGGAACGCCCTGAACGCCTTGCGGCCCCTGCGCGCCGGCTACGCCGGTGTCTCCCTTCACACCTTGCGGCCCCGGTGCGCCAGCCGGCCCCGCCGGACCAGGCACAGTACTGTCGGCGCCTGCCGGACCCGTCGCGCCAGGTAGGCCCTGAGCGCCGGGGGCGCCTGTATCGCCCTTCGGACCTTGAAGGCCTTGCGGTCCTTCCGGTCCAGCCGGACCCGGCACCGTGCTGTCAGCGCCTGCCGGACCCGTTGCACCTGTCAGACCGATCGGCCCTTGCGCACCCGTCGCGCCCGCGGGCCCCTGCGGGCCAACGTCGCCGGGGACGCCCTGGAGACCTTGCGGACCTTGCGGACCATCAGGACCAGCCGGACCCGGCACAGTGCTATCGGCGCCGGTCAAGCCGATCGGGCCTTGCGGGCCGACATCGCCTTGCGGACCTTGCGGCCCGACGTCGCCTTGCGGACCAGGAACTGTGCTGTCGGCGCCGGTCAAACCGATCGGCCCTTGCGGACCTACGTCGCCCTGCGGTCCCTGGACGCCCTGAACGCCTTGCGGGCCTTCGGGCCCTGTCGGCCCAGGCACGACCGAATCCGCACCAGCGGGGCCCGTAGCGCCCGTGAGACCCGTCTCGCCTTGGATACCCTGCGGACCTTGCGGACCTTCTGGCCCCGTCGGCCCAGGCACGATGCTGTCGGCGCCGGCGGGACCAGTCGCGCCCACGTCTCCGGTGTCGCCCTTGACGCCCTGGATGCCCTGCGGGCCTTGCGATCCAGTTTCGCCAGTCTCACCTTGCAGGCCGGTCTCGCCCTGAATGCCTTGCGGCCCTGTCGGCCCTTGAATGCCCTGCGGCCCTTGCTCGCCCTGCGGACCTTGGATCGGACCCGCGTTGATCCAGGCTCCAGTCTCGGTGTCCCAGACGTGAAGATCGCCGGTCTCAAGCACGGTGTAAGCGTCGCCGTCTGCCGCGCCTGCCGGCAGATCGGCCACGGTCGGCACCGTGCCCTTCATGTTGATGCCGGTGCCGGCGGCGCCTTGCGGACCTTCGGGGCCAATCGGACCTTGCGGTCCTTCTGGGCCTGGCACGCCTTGCGGTCCAGTTTCGCCCGGTGAGCCTCTATCGCCCTTCGGGCCTTGGAGACCTACTGGGCCTGTCGGTCCAATCGGCCCCACCAGCGAAGTGCCTAAGGGCCACGCGCCCGCAGCCTTCGGCCCAAAAAGATAATGGTTGGTAGTGTTGATGTAGAAGTCGCCGTCAACGCCCTGCCCCGGCGCCGGATTGTTTGCGCCATACAGGATGGTGTTGCCGTCAACGCCATCCTCGCCAGGTTCGCCTGGTTCGCCCTGCGGACCTGGCGGCCCCTGGATGCCGCCGCCACCGCCACCGCCTAAAGCAAAGAGGGAATCGACATAGGCCTTAGTCGTGAGATGCTGCGGGAGCTGCGGCGTCGCCGCGCTAACTTGTTTGGTGAACTCGCCGAAGCCCTGAGTGAACTTGTCGCCCATGATCTTGACCAGCGGTCCCGCCGCCTTCGGCGTGCCGTCGTCATTCAGCGCCGCGCCATCAGGCGCGGAAAATGTGTGCGTCCCGGTCTTGTAGTCGATTGATTGGTCGTGGGCGTGAGTGGTCTTATCCTTCGTCATCTCAATGAATTGTTTACCGGCCGTCTCATAGCGTTGCTTCTGGCCTTTCTTCTTGCCGCCACCCGACGAGCTCGAGCTCGAGCCGTTACTCGCTAGCGCCTCAGCACTCTTGCCGCCGCCGCTCTGCGAATCCTGCGGCGGCTCAGCCAACTGGAATTTCAGTTTCTTGTCGGTGCGGCCAGTGAGGAAAACGCCGTCTTTGTTGAAGTGCAGTTGATGCTGATGATGATCGAACATCGCGACGTCGCCAGGCTTCAGCTCCTTCAGCCGGTAGCGCCGATCGTCCATCACCATCGCGACCGGGAACGAGCGGTTGCCGCCAAGGAATTGCAGATAGGCTTCGGCGCATTCCTCGATGCTGCCATCCTTGCCCTTGGTCGCCTTGTTGACGACCGATGTGAAGCCGTAGTTCTGCGGGCTCTCGATCTTCTCGCGGTTCTCGCCGCCTAAGAACGAACCCTTCATTTCCTGCATCATCGGATTGTCGCTGATCTCCTCGACAAGCGCGCGTGCGCCGCCGCTGGAATAGCCAACGAAACCTTGTTGCAATGGATTTTGACGGTGCATCCTTCTGGCCTTTAAGTGCTGGTTGTTTCAGGCGTCGCCGGCGCCGGCATCGGCGTATCCTTGGGCGGCGTCGTCAGCGTGTAGAGCTTGTCACCTAACATCCACGGCAGCACGCACTCGAGCAGCGTCGTCGTCCCTCCTTTACTGTCCTGCGTGAACGTCGCGGTCTGGATTTTCATGCCGAGATTGACCGGCACCATCGGTGAATAGATCATGACGTTGTCGCCGGTGCGCCAAAGGTTGACGCCATCGCGCAGCCAACCCTGGACGGTGACGTTACAACGGAGTTGCGTGCCGTCTCGACGCAGCGCCTCGTAGGTCGCCCGCTTCTGTTGCTCTTCCGGCGTCTCCGACGGATGTTCGGCGACGATCTCGAGCGCCCGCTTCTGGCCTTTCAGCCCGCCATTGGCTCGCGACATGATCTGCGCCGCGGCGGCCATCGACTTGTCATCCTGGACTTTGAATTGCCCGGTCAATTTGTAGAGGCTGTACATCAACTCGTTGGAAAAGATCGCCTGCATCTTGAGAATGTTGAAGCCCTCGGTGAGCTGCTGAACGATCGGGTTCGAGTGCTCACCGATGATCAGCAAGTTGCCGAGATGGTCGGAGCCGAGCGTCGCATTGCGCATGCGCGCGACCTTGTCGAGAAAGTCGAACACCAGCTCACCAGGCTGCGACTGCATCACCTTGAATGGCTGCGCGTCGACCGTGCCGATCACCCGGCCCATGCCGCCAACCGACGCCACGACCTTCTGAAAGATGTTCTCCGCGGTTTTGTTGTCGAAATTGTTCTGGTTGTTCTCGCTAGGAACGCTCGAGGTCGAGGCTGCCCACTGCTTGCCAACGCCGGACAACTGAACGCCATGCTCCATCGCCGAGTAAGCGACCTGGCGCTGCGTGATGATGCCGGTGACGGCGAGCTGGCCGCCCAGGATAATCGTGCAGTCATCGCCCGGTTTGAATTGCAGCTTGGCATAGTCGAATGGTTGCTCCGCGCCTTCGGCAGCCGTGAAGCGAAACGTCGGCCAGCCCTCCTGCCAGCGGTGCTGGACGTAGACGGATTCCCAGTCGTGGAATTCAACACCGCCAACCTGAAGCATGGCAACTTCAGCTACGTTGATCGGCGCGCGTTCGGGTATTTTCGGATCGGCGTATGAATCCTGGTAAGTCATCCTAGAACGCCAACGCTTTCCCCTCGCGCGGTGCGAAGGCCGGATGAACCACCTTGTTTTCCTCGCGTAATTGATCAGCTCGAGCCGCCGTATCGTAAAGCCGTTGCGACAGGATCAACGTCGGCTTCGGCATGGCAAATTTAAACGAGAGCATCTGCGGCAATGGACGCGCCGTCTCGTAGAGATGAAACGTGACGGCGGCATGCAGCCCAATCAGCGCCTTGTAAGACGACAGCGCCATCTCATC